TCCTGTGTAACCGATATCGCCTTTTGATCCTGTGTAACCTAAATCGCCTTTTGATCCTGTATATCCGATATCACCTTTTGAACCTGTGAAACCAATATCTCCTTGATCGCCTTTTGATCCAGTGTAACCTAAAGATCCTGTAAATCCTACATCACCTTTTGAACCTGTATACCCTAAAGATCCTGTAAATCCTACATCACCTTTTGAACCTGTGTAACCTATATTACCTTGAGAACCTGTGAAACCATTTGTGCCGGCTGATCCTGTAAATCCTATTGTTCCTGATAAGTCAGAAACAAAACTGTATGTTGAACCATTCCATAAATATAATTTTGAATTGTCCGGATCACTAACATCAACAGTAGTAATAATAGCAAATTCTCCAGCAACAATTCCTGATGGTGAAGTGTCTGCGTTTAATGCCGCTACAGATGAATATATTTTAGCAATGTTAAATCCTAAACCTGTGTTACCTTTTGATCCTGTATAACCTAAATTTCCTTGAGAACCTGTGAAACCAATATCACCTTTTGATCCTGTGTAACCTAAAGAACCTGAATATCCGATATCCCCTTTTGAACCTGTAAAACCAATATCACCTTTTGATCCTGTGAAACCTATATCACCTTTTGAACCAACGTAGCCAGTATCACCTTTTGAACCTGTGTAACCTAAATCTCCTTGTGAACCAACAAAACCTGTATCGCCTTTTGAACCAGCATAACCTTGATCACCTTTAGAACCTGTGTAACCTAAATTTCCTTGATTACCTTGATCGCCTTTTGAACCTGTGTAACCTATGTCGCCTTTAGAACCTGTGTAACCTGTATTTCCTATGTTACCTTGATCACCTTTTGATCCTGTGTAACCTAAATCTCCTTTAGAACCTGTGTAACCTAAATTTCCTTGAGAACCTGTGAAACCTGTATCACCTTTTGATCCTGTGTAACCTATATCACCTTTAGAACCTGTATAACCAGCTGTAAGAGGTACTAACTCCCAAGCAAGTCCGTTCCATTTCCATGTACGATTACCTACTGAATATGTTGATACGTTTGGTGTTAACCCTGTTGAAGGAAAATTTATAGTTGGCATACTTGTTCTTTTAACCTTTTGTGTTTAGTTAATTAGTGTAATTATTTATATAAAAAAAATGTTCAGAAATGCTTTTTTTAAAAAAATATTTTTAAAAAATAAAATTCAATATATGTATTTATAATTTTTATATTTCTTAACCAAATCTTCTAATTTTTGTTCTAGGATAAACATTTCCAGTACTTGATCTGTTTTTAACAGTGTTTATCGCTACATATCCTGACAATCCTCTTTCTTTTTTATAAAACAAATATCTATTATTTGAATTTACACCTAGAGATGTATAATCCGCTGCGCCACCTCCAGTA